AAAACTTAGATTATCATTTTGTTCTAAATTTGTCATAGGAAGCACATCAGAAGAAAAATTTGTATGTAATCTCCATTGGTCTGCATGAGTAATTCCAGCACCAGCAGCTACCGGTTCAAATCTACCGTTTGATGAATTCCACGCTAATACATTTGTGTCTGCAATACCAGCAATTGTAACATTTGATAAATCACCAATACTATCGTTCTCAGTTATAATTCTTGTCCAACCAGCCGGGTCTGCAACATAAGGATAATTTTCTGTTGTGTTGTAAACAAAAGCACCTTCATATGTTGTAGGACTAATTGCCGAACCTAAAGCAGTTGCGTCTGCATAAGCAACATTAAATCTCATTAAGTTGCCTGAACCAGTTGTAGTAACTGTACCTGAACCAGATATACTTGAAGTACCTGATAAGTTAAAGTTTGTTGCTGAACCAGAAGTATCACCTAAATTAATTGCTGTTGCACCTAGTGTGATACTTGAATTTGATAATGAACCATTTGCAATATTAGTTAAAGTGTTATCTGGACCATTAATTGTTTTGTTTGTTAAAACATCTGAAGATGTTTCTGTTACGATAGAACCATCTGTAGCAAAAGTAATTTCATTACCTGAAATAGATGTATTAATACCAGAACCACCAGTAAATAAAATTGAACCGCCTAATGAAATAGATTGAGCAGAACTGTCATCTGCAATAATAGAAACGGATGAATTTGAAAGTTTTGCATTATCAATAGAACCTGCTAATTGAGCATTTGTAATTGTTCCTGTTAATGAACTTGTAGGATAATTTGTTGCATCTGTTAAATCTAAAGCTGGTGTTGCATCTGTATCACCTAAATTAAATGTAATACCGCCAATTGAAATGCTTGGGGTTGCTAGATTAGCATTTGTAATGGCTGCTGAACCTGACAAATTAGAATTTGTTAAATTTGAAATAGTATTTGTTGCTGTATCAATTGTTTTATTTGTTAATACTTCAGAACCGGCAAGTGTAGCAAAAGAACCATCTGTTAAAGCAGTATTAAACTGAGCAGTAGTACCTGTAATAGTGTTACTACCTAAAGAAATTGATTTGTTTTGTAGAGTGTTTGTACTTGTTGTGGTAATAAATGTTCCAGCTGTTAATGTAGAACCGTCACCAAAGGCCGTATATAACTCGGTAAAGTTATTATTTACCTTACCAGCACCGTCACGGAGGTTATCACCTGTTCCGTCATTTGCTGAAGTACCTCTATTGATTACTTGTCTTGCCATCTTTTCTCTTATATACCTTTATAATTGTTCCAGCTTCTGGGGCTACTTTAAATGTTACAGTGTCGTTTATAACTTCATAGTCAACACCGTATTTTTGTTCTTCACCATCAACCGTTACTAAAATGTCATTACTATTTATATTCATTTTATGGTGTATTATCATCAAATGTTATTGTATTATTATCAAATGTAATATATGTCGTATCAAATGAGTTTTGAACAACTGTTATATCACTAGGAAATGTAAATGAACATTTTACTAATCTTCCGTTTACATCTGAGGTCATTCTAAACACAGCAGTTTGGCCGTCTAAAGCTGACCTTGTACCAAATACTTTTAAGTCACCTAATGTTGCAAAAGTAACACCAGAACCATTTAATCTGTTACCACCTCTAAACGCTGTATTGTGATATTTATTAATACTGTCGTACCTTGGTCCTGCATAAGCAAAACCTTGTGAGATATTTACACCTGCAACCTGTCTTCTAACTCTACTTACAAGAGCAGATATACTATATCTTAATCTTACTGTTGTATCTCTTGTTGATGAACTTGGTCTATTACCATAAGTGTAACCAGCCTGTGGTGTTGCTCTAAGAGTTGTACCGTCTGTAAGCGTACCCATTTTTCTTCTAAAGTTTGTAGAGAAGATTGTTGTAAGAATACCAAAGATTGGACTTTCTTCAACACCAGAAACTTCACCAACAACAGGTGATTTAATTTTAAGATTTAATCTATTTTGAATTGCAACTTCACCGGCAAAATAGAAACCAGATGTGTGCATTGTTTTAGCAAAACTATCTCTCCAAGAATTGATGGATTCACCAACTTTAATAATGTATGAAAAATCTTGGTAGTATAAACTGTCTTGTATCTTCATTGTGTTTTCAGAAACCCAGCCGTCTTCATTTAAGAAAGAACCGTCTGTATCTGAAACTGCCACCACATTAACTGTAGCGGCTGCGTGGTCTGTAATATGTAAAGTACCTGTTGCACCTGAAGTGCCACCAGTAATTGTTTCACCTACAGCAGGAGAACCTACAACATCATTTAATCTTAATAAACCTCTAGCTGCATCATAACTAACAACTTCAGCAGTAAATCCTGAAGTAGAACCTGTAACTGTTTCATCTACACTAAAAGTACCTGTAACTGTTTTAACAATACTGTTATTAATAAATTCAATTGTTGGTGGTGTTGGAGATAATTCGTGTTGAATGCCGTGTTCAATAGTTTTAATATCTAAAATTCTACCAATTTCAGTACCAAAAGATTTAATAATAAAATCTTTACCTGAACTATTGAATGAAATTGTAGGTAATAACTTATAACCTGAACCACCATTGACTAAGAAAATATCTGTAATGTCACCAACACCAGTATTTCTTTCTTGTACAATTTTATCACCTGAATAACTATCGCCTTCGGTTGTGGCATCTTCTAATACAATATGGTCATCTTCGTTAGTTTCAGCACCTAATGTTCTTAACATCTGATAAATGGAATCTCTATCAGCTAAATTTGTTTCATCAATACCTTCGTTGTTAATACCTACACCTTCTCTACCAAAAGTATCACTTAAAGTAAAGTTAAATGTTGAACTGTCGTATGCTGTTGCTGTAACAACCTCACCTTTTTGAAATAGATTACTGTTCGTGTAAGTAATGTATAAAACATTGTCATTGAAATCTACATCTTGTAATGTTGTGCCATTTACATTATATTTAACTGTAGCAATAGCACCTGAAGTTTGTCCTGTGATAAATTGAACGGCTGTACTTGTTGCATCATCACTATCATTAATAGTACCTCTAATATCTGCAACTGTATTTCCACCTGTAACTGAACCAGGTTTTACAGATATAACAGGACCTGATAAGTATTTTGTTAATGGGTCAACAGCAGCTGTACTTTCTGGAAATAATGTTTCGCCGTTTGCAAGTCCAGTTTCAGGTGCAAAACCACCGTTAACTACTGAAACGAAAGCACGAGCACCTGTACCAAAAGTATTTGTATTATTAAATACTAAATCATCTTTAATCTCAAAGTCGTAACCACCATCATCAATAATAATTTCTGTAATAGCACCGCCACCTAATTCACCAACTTGGAACAATGCACCTTGTCCACCACCTGTTAATGTAATTGTTGCGTTACTATCATATAAAGCACCATCATTACTAATTACTTTAGAACCTGGAATACCTGTGATAGTTGTTTTAATAAAAATATCATTAATATCGGATTCTGTACCTTGTACAATTTCACCAATTTGAAAAGTGCCTGTAAGTGTATCGTTATCTACAATAAATTCTGTTACACTATTTGAACCAAATGTATATCTAAAAACATTTTCTACAATTGCTGTGGCTTGTGATGTTTCACCAGTAATTGTACGGCCAATTAATTTAGAGGTATCACCGATAACATCAATACCTCGAATAATTTTTCTTGTACCCCATTGACCATCTGATACTCTTAAAATCTGTTCTCTAGGATAAATTGTTTCGGAATCTTCACCAAATAATAAATTAAAAAATATTCTATGGCCTTCAGCAGTACCTTTTAACTGATACAGTGATTTAATATTTTTAATTAATTTTCTTTTGTCAACACCATTTGCTAATTCTTCAGGTAGTGTTGCTAAAAATTCATTTCTAAATTCAGATAAGAACCTTGAAATTACCTTGTCAGGATCCTTATAAGAAATTAATTCAGAAATGTTTTGAACTGGATTTGGTTTATAACCTTGAATGATAGCTCTTGCATTTGAAGAACTGCCATTGATTGCTTCACCAATTATAAACTTAGTTTGTGATGTAACAAATAATCTATTGTTATCTAAATCTTCAGCAACAATTACTGCCGTAGCTTTAGATGTTGCACCTGTAACTGTTTCGCCGTTTGTAAATTTACCAAATGCTGTATCTTCAGTAAGAACTTTGTCGCCAGCATCTAATTGTGTTCTTGTAGAACCTAAACGACCAGCATCAAGTATTAATAAATTTTCTTGGTTAGTTTCTGTTTCTAAAAGAATACCATCAGTAGTTTCAACTTGTTCTACTTGTAATTCTGCGGACTCTAATAATTGATAATATGATTTAAGAAATGTGGCAAACTTAGGGTGTTGCTCAACTACAAATTCTGGTAATTGGGCATTTATGAGTGTCGAGATTTTGTCATTAAATTTTGCCATTGGTCATTAATAACTCGTTACTGAGGAGTATCCTACTCCGGCATCATTTGAACCTCCAACGAAGCCATCTTTCTGAACCGTAAATGTTGAATTAGAAATATCAATTTCTACAACTGTGTTTCTAACAGGAACAATATCATTTGAATTTGGTATAACTGTTAATTCAATTGCTGTAGCAGCTGCGCCTCTAATATTAGACACTGCTGTAATGTTTAATGAATTAAGTGTAATTTGTCCTGTTGTATAATTAATTGTCCCTTGTTCAGTGTTAGCATAAGTTTTAACACCAGCATCTAAATAATATCTTCTAACATTACCAGCACCATCATCATCTAAAAACATTTCATTTGCATTACCACTTACTGTAAAACCCGTAGAAGTTAAAATACCACCCATAGCCGCATTGTGACCTGCATGTGGATGATAAAAAGGATTTCTAAAGTAAATATCATATCTAGCTGATGTAGATAATGTTGGTGAAAAATTCTTTCTCATTTTAACTGTAGTGATATTAGATACAATACTTTCATCAACATCATCAATGATACCAGATACTTTTGAATATCTGAATACACCATCAAATCTTTGTAATGTATTTGTGTTGTAATTTGTAACTGCTGTGATAACCTGAGATTTTAAAGTTTCTGCTGTTTTAATTGTAGCCTTTGCATCATATCTTACAGTTGAATTTAAGATAACATTTGTAATGTCTGGATCCACAATTTCAGGTCTAACTGAAGCAACATTGAATTTTTTTAACTGAGAAACAATATCTGCTTTAGTGGCTGTTGTTAGTGTAGAACCAGAAAGAGGTTTAATTGAAATTTTTACAACACCATAAATTGGAGTTTCATCATCTTCTCCACCCCAAGCACTAACTGATAATGCATTTGGATATAAATTTCTTACAAACACCTCATAGTCTGAGGTTGTTACTGCTCTGTTTTGAGCTGCATAAGCTAATGGTGCATTAAATTTAATACTGTCGCTTGTTTCTGAGTTAGCACCACCTTGTGACGCTGAATTAGTTGTGATTGTAACATCTGTAAATCCACCAATGTTACCTGAAAGTGTAAATGAATTGGCGCCATTGGATTCTGTAGTATTAGATACAATGTATTCTAAAATTACAATATTGCCGTCATTAACTTTTGCACCTGTAATGCCGTCACCAAAGTAAACTTCAAATTTACCATCTTCTACTTCTTGTAAAAAATATGCTTTAGTTGTTCTATCAACATTTGAATAACTTGAAGCAAAAGTATAAGTTGACTTAGTTGTATCTACGGCAGAATTTTGAACTGAAACTTTTAATGTTGATGTATCTGCTTTAGTTGATGGTATGACAAATCTTTGGTCGGGGTCATTACTATCAACTGTATATTTAAATGTAACTAAAGTACCTTCATATAAAGTACAATCTGAAAATCTGTAAACACCATCAGCAGGTGTAATTGTAATCTCTTCGTTATTTACATATTGATATTGTGTGTTGTCAACTGTAGTAGTAAACACGGTACCTTTATTCATTGTGATTGAAGTACCTGAACCATTATTAACTACAATATCAACACTAGCTCTTGGTGCTCTTGGAGATGATGGTGTGTAACCAATCATCTTTGCCAATGAAACTATGTTGTTACGAATATCAGCACTATCTAAATAAATTTCGTTTGTTGACA